TGGGAAAACTGGTCTCTGACTCAGGTCATTGATCAACTACGCTACAACCAAAGGAACTATATTGAAATGCTCACCAAGCCCTCCTCCAACGCCCTCGAAGAAAAACCTTAAGGTCATTGTAGCATGCCTACCTAACTGTGAGAAAGAGATCAGAAAGGTATTCTTCTGTATCCTCCACGACTATTGTAATAGGTTTAGCGTAGAGTGTACTGAGAAGAAGATCACAGTTAATATCTGCTTTGTTGAGTACAATGAGGAGATTGGTGATGCAGGTGTCACGATCAATGCCGAGGAATACAACAAGATTCATGTACAGTTGAGGGATCCTTTCCTAAATGGTTGGGAGGATAATCCTTATACCCTTGGTACATTCGTTAATGTACTCTGCCATGAGATCATACATGCTTGTCAACACCTGACAGGTCGCAAAGGGTTTACGATCCCTAAGCTGAAGTATAACAAAGAGGACCAATCAGAGATGTACTACTTTGATCCCTACGAGATAGAAGCTAGATGTCTAGCTGATTTTTACGCGACTAAATATGGCAACACTCTCATCTAAGAAGCGAGCAGTGTTTGATATCGAGACTAACGGTTTTATGCCAGATGTAAGTAAGATCTGGATGATTGTTATTCAAGATTTCGGCACTAAGGAAATCTTTAAATTTGTCAGTAAGTATGGGATTATCAATGACGTAATACGATCAGCACTTAGGGTGCTAGATGAGTATGATGTACTCATTGGTCATAATATCATCGGCTACGATCTGGTTGTACTAAAACATCTGTGTTACTGGGAACCACGACCAGAGGTTACTATCACAGACACATGGATACTATCCCAACTAATCCAATACAAACGTAAGCATAAACACGGGCTGGAAGGTTGGGGTGAAGCGTTAAAGAAGCCAAAGGTGGGTCTCGACGTAGACTTCAGCCAGTACAGTATGCTGATGGAGCAGCGGTGTGTGGGTGACGTTGAGCTGAACACAATGGTATATGAACACCTTATGGATGTATCTAGGAAGATGATCCAGAAGAACCCACTATTCCTTAAGGGAATAGATGTAGAAATGGAGTTTGCGAAAATTGAAGCTGAAATACGAACCAAAGGTTGGCTCTTTGATCTGGAAGCTGCAACAAAGCTACTTGCCGAAATCGATGGTAAGCTTACACATATTGAGGAGACCCTTGAACCTAAGATCGGAATGCGATGTATTAAGAAAGACGGTCTCGAAGCCAAACAACCAGCATGGCGTAAGGACGGATGCTACACTGTCAACACAGTAAAGTGGTTCGGATACGAGATTGAGTCAGGACGTAGGGAGCGACCTATCGAAGGTCCATACTGTCGTATATCCTTCGAACAAGGTAAAGTGTCATCAATCGAGGTAGTTAAGGATTACCTCTACAGTATTGGGTGGGAACCCGATGAATGGAACTATGAAATCATCAACCGCGTACCAGTTAGGAAGTCTCCAAAACTTACGGAATCTTCACTATTTCTTTTGGGCGACGATGGTAGAGCCATCAGTGAATACTACACTATTCGCTCTCGGAAGGGAATTCTTGAGGGATGGATCAAGGAAGTTGAAAAGGATGGCCGTCTACATGGTCGTATGTGGACTATCGGTACTCCCTCATTCAGATGCCGTCATGAGGTTGTCGCAAATCTCCCGACCGTGGATTCCATCTACGGAAAAGAGATGCGTTCGCTACTACTATGTGAAGAGGGATTCTCTATTGTAGGTGCTGATAGTGCGGGTAACCAGATGCGTGGTCTCTGCCACTATATTAATAATGATGAGTTCACTAATGAGGTAATCAATGGAGACGTACATCAACGTAATGCAGACGTCCTTGGGGTACCTCGTAAGACTGCCAAGCCATTCCTCTATGCCTTTCTATTCGGCGGGGGTGCCGGTAAGCTTGGACTTATCCTTACCGGAAAGCGTGATGCAGCAGTGGGACAGTCTGCCACAGACAAGTTTAAGGACTCAATCCCCGGATTCAAAACCCTTGTCGAGTCTATCGAATCTACATTTCAAACCACTGGTGAACAGTTCGGTAAATCAGATGCCTTCATTAAGGGTATTGACGGACGACTAATCTTCTCAGATAGTAAGCATAAGTTACTGAACTATCTACTACAGACACTTGAAGGTATCACCTGCAAGGCTGCAGCTGTATGGATGAAGCGTAAGTTAGTTGAGCTAAACATTCCTCATTACTTTGCACTGCACTACCATGATGAGATGGCTATTGTTGTTCCTGATGAGTATGCAGAGCAAGTACGTGTGCTAAGCATCCAAGCATTCACAGATGCACCTAAGGATTTCGGTGTGATGTGTATGAATGGTGACGCAAAGATTGGAAAGAATTATGCAGAAGTACATTGATGGACTATCTTGATCTAGACGATCTTACAGAATATCTCATTGAGAAACAAGATGAGTATATCCTTCTACAAGGTAATGGTAGTGATTGTGGTCAATGGACTGAAATTGATTTTGCAAACTTAAAAGCAACATTAGAGGACTATTTCAAATGACAAGTGAAGAATTTCTAAAACTGTATATCGACAATGACAGTGATCCCGAAGATGACATGATCAAATGTGTTGATAATGGTGATTGGATTGATGACGGTAAGTATTCATACAAAAAAACCGTCTATCGTGTATGCTACGATACAGGTGAATGGACACGGTACTTTTGTATCTCAGAAGGACGTTCAGGATCTTACTTCTCAGATTACTACTACAATGATCCTAATTGTACAGAAGTCTTCCCACAACAAGTGACCACTACAATCTATGTTACAAAGAAATCCTGAGCTATGCCTTATCGATGCTGATAGTCTTATTTATCAGATCGCTTTCACACAACCTAATAGTTTCAGAGCTAAGATTGACTTCGATCTGTGTATTGAGGATATCATCCGTAAGACTGACTGCTCAAGCAGCATGGTGTATATCAAGGGTGATGTTAACTTCAGGTCACAATATGATACCTACAAAGCAAATCGTGTAGATACCATCGAGCCTGAAATTAAGGATCGTATCATTGACATATATGATCACGCTAAGGACTACTGTGTAGAGTCTGACGGTGGTGAGGCGGATGACTATGTTTGCTTTACTGCTCTACAAGCTGCATATGACGGTATCCCCTACACCATCGCTCATATCGATAAAGATCTGGATTGTATTCCCGGATGGCACTTCAACTTCCGTAAGAATAAGTCCTACTTTGTTACATATGAGGATGGGTATCGTTTCCAGATCAAGCAGCTGCTACAGGGTGACTCTACAGATAACATTAAAGGTATCAAAGGAGTTGGTCCTATCACCGCTGATAAGATTCTAAAGGATCAACATCCAAATGATCTATGGACTATTCTAATTCATAATTGGTCTACTAAAATGGATCGTGATTGGAAAGATAAGTTTATTACCTGCGCTAATTTGATCTACTTAAGAGAATCATTTGAAGACCTTCGCCTATTATCCTATGATGAATTAGAGGAACGACTAACATGGAAGACACCGGACACTGGGTTGTCCTTAATACAAGACCCGAAAACGCCTTTGGATTCATTTACGCCGTCTTTGGACCCACAGGAAGACAATACATTGGAAGAAAGCAGGTAATAAGTGTCACAAGAAAAACAATCCCCGGATCTAAGCGAAGAAGGATTACTCGCACAGAAAGTAGCTGGAGATCATACACGTCCTCCTGCCGAGAACTCCTTGATGATATTGAGTTGTACGGACTTGGAGCATTTACTTTTGTTATATACAAATGGTGTATTGGTCCAGGAGATCTTACGTATAGCGAAGTCCAAGAGCAATGGGCAAATGAAGTCCTTTCAAGAGATGAGACAACTGAGGGAGAACGTCTTTGGTATAATGGAAACATTGGTGCTGTCAAGTTCCTCAAACCAAGATGAGAAATGGCAAGATACAAATCGTTAATATGTCAAAGAAGCTACAACCTAAACCTGAAGTACTAGAAGAATACATCCGAACCAAGGAGGAATTCCAAGAGCAGTACAACAAAAAGAAGCTCACACAGAAACAAGCTAAGCAACGTCGAGAGTTTATCCGTGAACTAAAGGAAGATAGGGACTGGGAATGAATAAGTTTGTATATGTTAGATGGACAGAAGCACAAGTTAGAGTATCAGTGGAGTACTAAATGACCCGCTGGTACCACATCCCATGCCCTAAGTGTGGCTCTAAGGATAACCTATCCTACAAAGATGGTGATGAGTGGGGCTTCTGCTTTGGATGTTCCCGTAATTCACCCATCGACCCAACAGCTAAACAGACAGTTAAAGAGAATTATGATATGCATACACTAGAAGAGATCAGCTCATATGACGAAAGAGGTTTTCAAGAACGTGATATCAAAAAGATTGTTGCTAAACATTACGGTGTTAAGGTATCTTATGCTGAAGACGGTACTATCAGTAGTCATTTTTATCCTTATACGAAGGATGGTACCGTGGTTGCTTATAAGGAGCGTAAGCTCCCTAAAACCTTTTCAATTCATGGTGAATTCAAAGATGTTGACTTGTTTGGTAAGAATATATCTGGGTCAGGTAAGCGTATTATTATCACTGAAGGAGAGCTTGACACCCTCGCAGTGGCACAGGCTCAGTATGATAAGTACTCTCGATTCTATCCAGTGGTGGGTCTCCCTTCAGCATCCAACACAAAGATGCTCATCGATAGTCGTGAGTGGCTTCGCTCATTCGATGAAGTAGTATTGATGCTTGACTCTGACGAACCCGGCCAGAAAGCAACTCAGGAAGCAGCTAAGATTATCGGGTATGATAAAGTGAAAATCGCCTCTTTACCCGAGAAAGATCCCTGTGATGTACTCATCAAGCACGGTTCTGATACACTAATGAAATGTATTTTTGATGCTCGTACAGCTAGCCCTGCAGGTGTAGTCAAGGGTCAGGATGTCTGGGAGCAGTATCAGCGACGTAAGGATACACATTCACTACCGTATCCACCATGCCTAGACGGTCTTAATGAGAAGCTACATGGTATGCGCATGGGTGAGATCTCTTTGTTTACGTCCGGTACTGGTAGTGGTAAGAGTACAGTCATTAAAGAGATCGTACTACAAGTACTTGAGCAGACAGAGCACATGGTAGGTATGGTATCGCTGGAAGAATCCATCGGTGATACAGCCCAGAAGTTCATTGGAATGAAACTCCAAAAGAACTTAGCTATGGAAGATGTATCCGAGGAAGAACAGAAGGCAGCATTTGATGCTGTGTTTGCTGATGAACGACTAATTTTACTGGACCATCAAGGATCAGTGAGTGATGACTCATTGATCGATAAGATCGAACACTTGGCACTGATGGGGTGTAAATATATTATCCTTGATCACATCACCATTGCTGTCTCTGAGGGCGTCAACGGTAAGACAGGTAATGAAGCTGTTGATTCCTTCATGAGTGGTTTGCTGAAAGTAGTTAAGAAGCATGATATCTGGATGGGTTTGGTATCACACCTACGTAAGGGTGACAAGAAGGTATTCGAAGAGGGTGACCTACCTTCCATTGATGATATTAAGGGATCAGGCTCTATCAAGCAGATCTCCTTTGATATCATTGCATTTGCCCGTAACATGATTGCTGAGACTGTGTCATTAAGGAACACAATCAAGCTACGTGTGCTGAAGTGTCGTTTCACTGGTCTGACAGGTAACTGCGGGAATACCAGTTATAATCCTGAGACTGGTCGTCTATATAAATCTGAAATTGTGGACTTTGAATAATGAATCCCTTAGACTATCTCACAGCACGAGTTGAGAAAGTTGTTGTCAACTCTGACAAGATCTACAACGAAGGAGCTAGGTTGCTAGCTCATTATCCTACATGGGAGTATGAACTTGAACGATTTATTAATGAAGCTTGGGATGTACTTCTACGATACTGCATCCGAAACAAACATGCTAAGCATACTGCCACAGTCAAACTTACCTTTGCTAGTGACCTCATTGGCAAACGGGTGGCTAGGGCGATTGGTATTGATGAGCACAATATCAAATATACTCTATCGCTGGGTGACATCTTCCTCGAAACGTTCTTACAGGACGGTCTAGTTGATATCTTCCGTGAATACTCTGGAGTCAAGGCTCCCTATATGGTACGGATCATTAATCAGGCATGTGATCTTAAGCCCGTACTTATTGGAACCACCTTTGAAGCTCCTCTACCCATTACCGGTCTCTTCAGCACAGTTACTAAGGAACCTTTCATTAAGGGGTGGACTGACTCTAAGATCTTCTACCAATACCTTGATCAACCTTTCGTTAAAGCGCTTGAATCTCTCAGACAACAACCCTGGTCCCTCAATAATCCGCTCCTTACCGCGATTAAGGAGAACCCGCCCGAAGACTTCCTCTCGCTAGTAGATGAGGATGGTGTGATACACGAGTGGGATATACACAGTTTAAACGGTACACTACCACGTAAGCTGGATCACCTAGACGGTACACCATTCATCGGTAAGAAGGACCCTAAGCTACAGCGATTGGTTAGTAAGTACTACGAGTACACACAGGTAGTGATGAAGGCTGAGATGGTTCAAGAGCAAGGATACCCTTTCTATCAGGAGGTATCGTGCGACTATCGTGGGCGGGTATACTATGCTGAGTCATTTCTCGAGTTCCAAGGCAGTGATATTGCCCGGAGCTTATTCCTATTTCACAACAAGAAAGTAGTAGATGCAAGAGGTTTTTACTGGTTATGTGTACATGCTGCCGGTTGTTTTAACAATACTATTAGCATCAACAGCATTCCTACGTACTTGAAGACGGACTACAAAGCTTACCTCGAAGAAGAGGGTCTTGATAGTATCTCCCTGGATAAGCTTAATCTAAACGACAGGTACCTGTGGGTTATCAACAACATGAATATCGTGCAGGGTATCTCTAAGCATAAGACGATACTTGATGGGGCAGAGAAGCCATATAGTTTGTTGGCTGTCTGTATGGAGATCAGCGGCTACATGGATAATAAGAAGAAAGGCATACCGTACCTGAGTGGGTTTCCTGTACCAATCGACGGTTCAAACAACGGTTAATCGGCTGTTGTAAAACACTGTGAACTCAGGGGACATCCTAATATTAAGTTAAGGACAATCCTGATCCAAGCCCGTAAGGGAAGGAGCAACGACTATTCCGAAAGGAAGTACACTCAAGTGAGTGGAAGCGCAGTGCCCTCGAAAGAGGTGAAGATATAGTCTGAACTATACAGTAATGTATAGCTGCCAACCATCTGCCAGCCGGTACCTAATAGAAAAGGAGGTACTATGCTAAATAATTATTATGTGTATCAACACATTAATGAAGATGGGGTTGTTGTTTATGTAGGTAAAGGTAGGTATGCGAGAGCGTGGCGTCACGAGAAGAGGCGTAAAGATCACGCCGAGTGGATGGCTGAAATGCTACCTTTACTAGAAGTGAAGTTTAAGTATATTAATTGTAGTGAGCAAGATGCTTATAAACTGGAAGCATCGCTAATCAAAGAACTACAGCCAATATACAACAGTGACCATACTAATTGGGGTGATGCTAGGAGAAAAGGTTTTGGTAAATGGCTATCAGACAATCACTCAAGATTTCATGATAGCAATCTACAAAAGGATCTCGGTAAGAGAGCCGCCAAATCAGAGAATCATCCTAACAACAGATTAGAAAAGTGTATTCATTGCGGTGTAGAAATGAATATAGGTCATATTAAACGTTACCATAACGACAATTGTAAATGGCGGGTTGACACTAACGAAGTCAACTGAACATATTGTGGCAACACCTAGCTGCTATGTCTAAGGATAAGCAAGCTGGTACATTGGTCTCACTCGTTCCTACATCTATCCAGAAAGACTTCTATATATCAGTAGCTAAGGAACTCATCCTGCTGATGCCTGAATGGTTTGCTGATAGGGATATCCCCATGAAGCATATCCGTAAGGGTATTGCTAAGCGAGGATCAATGACAAGGGCGTACTCAGCAGGTAAGAATCGTATTGCGAAGAACATGTACGAGGACTGTCATATGGAAGGGTTCACAGTAAAGTATAGTATCACCGAAGATGACTGCAATAAGCTATCAGGTAACCTTATCAGTGCGATCAATACTGTTTGTGCTGGACCACTACAGACAACTAAGTTCCTACAGAAGATCGCAGAGCACGAACTCAACGGTGGTAGAAATCAACTCAGTTGGCATACCCCGTCCGGCTTCCCTGTTGTTTATAAAGCTTACCTACAACACGAGCGTAAACAGCGTGGAACTATTAAGGGAATTAAAGGTAATAAAGATGGGAGAGTAACTCATGTCATCAAAGTTGATGTTATTAATCCGGACACAATGGAAAAGGTTCCTTGCCGAAGATCGTTTGCATCTGGGGTTAGCCCTAATGTTGTACATTCTTATGATGCTGCTCACATGGCTAATACCATTGTGGGTTTCAATGGCTCTTTTGCTGCCGTACATGATTCTTTTAGTGTACATGCTGGAGAAGTGGATTTCCTCCAAGACGTAACTAAGATGACATTCATTGCACAGTACGATGGTGAAGACTTCTTTGAGACATTAATGGATACATTGATGCTACACAAGGATACGTTCACCTTTCCTAAGCCACAGACAGGAGATCTTGACCTACAGCAGGTTAAGGATTCTGAATACTTTTTCTGCTAGACGGTACCTAATAACCTAAACAACAAGAAAGATATATGAACACGTATCAGGAATTCATTGGTAAGTCGAGGTATGCACGGTATCTGGAGGGCAAACAGCGTAGGGAAAACTGGGATGAGACAGCAATGCGGTGGGTATCCTTTATGAAGGACCATCTTAAGGAAAAAGTAGAAGGAGATAACCCTATCTGGGATCTCATGTATAATTACATCAACGATCTTGATGCACTACCTTCAATGCGTTCTGTGATGACAGCTGGTGAGGCGCTACGAAGGACCAATGTAGCTGCCTACAACTGTGCATATCTACCGATCGATCATCGCAGATCATTCGACGAGGCTATGTACATTCTACTCTGTGGTACAGGCGTAGGGTTCTCGTGCGAGGAACGTTATACGAATAAGCTACCTGTCATCCCTGAGCAGGTGCCCTACGATAAAGTATTGGTAGTGGAAGATAGTAAAGAGGGATGGTGTCATGCGTATAAAGCTCTTATCAAGCACCTATACTTGGGTGAGGTACCCCGATGGGACGTATCTGGAGTGCGACCTGCTGGAAGTCCGCTCAAAACTTTTGGGGGTCGTGCTTCTGGACCAGAACCCTTGGTCTCCTTATTTGTGTATACTATCAACAAGTTCAAAGAAGCAGGAGCTGCAGGACGACGACTGCATCCGATTGAGTGTCATGATATCATGTGCAAAATCGGTGAAGTTGTTGTTGTTGGAGGAGTAAGGCGCTCAGCAATGATCAGCTTAGGTGATCTCGGTGACTACCAACATGCTACTGCTAAGAGTGGCAGTTGGTGGATGAATCATGGAGAACGTGCTCTGGCTAATAATAGTGCGGTGTATGATAGCAAACCATCTGTTGGTGAGTTCATGAAGGAATGGTTGTCAATCTACAACAGCCATAGTGGTGAGCGAGGTATCTTCAATCGAGAAGCATCACAGAAGCAGGCAGCTAAGTGGGGTCGTCGTGATCCTGATATTGACTACGGTACGAATCCCTGCAGTGAGATCATCCTACGACCATACCAGTTCTGTAACCTGAGTACCATCGTGGTAGAGCCCGACGATGATGAGGAGAACATCACCAAGAAGATGGTAATAGCTACTATCATGGGCACTATGCAAGCTACACTTACAGACTTCCCTTATCTACGTCCTATCTGGAAAAAGAATACAGAAGCAGAACGTCTGTTGGGTGTATCTATGACTGGCCCACTGAGTCATCCTCTGCTTACTAATAACAATATGTTCTTAGACGAGCTAAGGGGTATTGCAAGGGAGATTAATACAAAATGGTCTAAGACACTAGGTATTACCCCTGCAGCGGCTATAACTTGCGTTAAGCCAGAAGGAACAGTAAGCCAGCTGACACTAACAAGCTCTGGTCTGCATCCCGGTCATGCACCCTTCTATACCCGTCGTGTACGCCAGGATAACAAAGATCCACTAACACAGTTCCTGATTGAGCAAGGTATTCCATATGAGCCTTGTGTTCTGAAGCCGGAGTCAACCACTGTATTCAGCTTCCCTATGAAGTGTGAAGGGATTACACGTAATGATATCACCGCTATTGAACACTTAGAAATCTGGCTGGACTATCAGCGGTATTACTGTGAGCACAAGCCATCGGTCACTATCAGCGTAAAGGAAGATGAGTGGCCTTCTGTAGGAGCATGGGTATATGAACACTTTGATGAGTGTACTGGTATTAGTTTTCTTCCTGATGATGGTGGCTCGTATAAACAAGCCCCGTACGAAGAGATCACGGAGAAAGAGTATTTACGGATGGTGGAGGTGATTCCTGTGATTGATTGGTCCTTGTTTGTTGAGGACAGGGACAATGTAGAGGGTGTTCAAAACTTAGCTTGTGTAGCAGGAGTATGCGCAATATGAAGCTCCTTAAGTTCACATCCCAGACCTGTGCCCCATGTAAAGAGCTAACTAAAGTACTCTACGACTTACTCCCAGAGGACTTCTACCACATTGAACTCATTGAGATTGATGTTACTATAGATAAGGAAGCAGTTAAAGAATGGAACCTTAAAGGTGTACCCACACTGATCCTGCTGGATGATCTCGATGATGAGGTTTGTCGTATGGTGGGTTATAAGGGTGTTAAAACGTTATCACAATTTTTAAGAGGACAATATGACAAAGAACCCGGACAGTGATACTAAGCTAAAGCAAGAGCATGATACCGCTCAGAAACGTATTGCAGCTGACCGTGCATTGAAGCGGCAGGAATGGAATAGGGCACATAAGAAGGACAAGAAAGATGAGTGAGATCACAAAGAACCTTACAAATCTATACGCCAGTAACTTTGTATTGTACTACAAAACTCATGGATTCCACTTTAATATACAAGGACCTACGTTCGCGCAAGACCACGCTGTACTGGAAGAGATCTACTCCTTCCTGTGGGAACAACACGATATGATTGGTGAGCAGATCAGGCAGATGGGTAAGGCGGTTGTACCTAACCTAATCTCTGTTATCGATCTGTCTGTAATTAAAGAATGTTCTAGTATCATCAGGACATCAGCACCAATGTGGGATACGCTAGCTTCTGATGTAGAAGACGTCCTTGGACTGGCCCAATGGGTATATGATACCGCTGGTGAAGAAAGCTACGGTGGTCTGGAAACATTAGTAGGCGACTATCTGAAATCATTGTCTAAGCTACACTGGAAGCTGAAGGCACTACAAGGAAAGAGTTTTGTATGAAGTCTTACAATATGCAGGCGTTACGTGGACACGATTACAGTGATCACCAATTCAAGGTGGATATGATGGAGCATGCGGATATGAATATCCCTGATCATCTGCTCTACACACCACAGCTTAATGACTACGTTCTTAACGAGCAACATCGACTTAACTGCCGTAATCTGCAGGAAGTTGTAAACCCAAACACATCTAAGAACTACACACCCGAAGAAGCCCGAGATGAGGCTAATGGTCTTCGGAATGACGCACGTTTAAAACTTAACGCTGCAATGTCATAAATAAGAAACCCCTACTGGATTACTCCGGTAGGGGTTTTTAATTGGTTAGTTCATGAAATAGATACGACCATTACGCGCCATTTGTTTTACGTTATGTAACTGACGCTCACGAGCATTCTTACTTGCATTCTCCCATAAGATAGTCTTATCAGTAGCAGTAGAGGGTTTACCTTCCTTAAAGGAAAGGTAGGTTAGCTTGTAGTTGTATACCTCACGTACAAGCTTGATAGCCTGCTGGCCTGTAATACTATAGTTATCAGGACGTTCAGAACCTTTCTTGATATACCCATTTGCAGGGCTATCCATAAATGCTTTGAATAACTTCTGTTGAGGATACAACTGTTTTTTATCAGCAATAGCCTTGTTTATGTACTCCATCTCGCGATCAATAGTTAGGGTGATACCTGAGTAGATCTGAGACTTGACACCAATATCAACTGACTTCTGGCCTTCAAGCTCTTTGATACCTTCATGACGTTGCTTATGGAAGTCCGATACAATGTTTTGTACGAGATTCCATTCGAGTACCTCGGGTAGTACAATGTTGTTAGCAGCGTGTAGCGTCTGTAAGTAGCTATCAGAGTTAAGCATCAAGTTATCAAACACAGGTTGCATGAACAACATACTAGATGGTGTCTTACCACCATTGATATACTTCATTGTCTCAGCAATTAGCACTGATTCTCGATACTGGCCCATGATAGGGCCAATCTGATTACGCGCAGCTGATCCTGGTAAAGGTGTGTACAGCTTACGATTCTTAGGATCTTCTGGATTACTCGATTCCTCGTCTGGTAGCATCTTAGGCCTAGCAGCTGCCATTGGATCTAGCTTACTACGCGTATGGGCAATCCTTTGTTGGTTACCTTTATTGTCAGTGATAATAGAATACCCACCAGTCTCCTGCGGCATCATACTACCTACGCTGATGGTCTCGCCCCAAAAGCCTTTAGCCTTTGGTAGGCGATTCATCATCTGAAGTACAGAGACAATCTCTTTAGGTGTGTCCATCTGTAGCTTCTCAACTACACCACCAAGGGTAGAACCGTAGATTCGGTTTAGGTCATTAACGAGTTCGCTGATACTATCGTAGTGAGGTAGTAGCTGATCACGAATCGCAGGGTAACGATTTAGGAACTTCCTTGCCTCTTCAAAGTGATAGGACTTAGGCTTACCGTAGTCAGTAGTTAGTAGTACACCCTTACCAAACGCATCAGCCATTTCTACATCTTTAGACTTAGCAATATCTTGCAGAATACTCTGCCAAGCTTGTATACGCTCGGGATGATCGTCGGAGATAGCCTGACGGATACCCGCCATTGCAGCCTGCTCAACAAACAGCATACGTGGATTACCACTTGGCTGTGTGCTCTGAATAGGGTCAGTTGTTTTCTCCCATAATACACCTGTGCGGCGAAGAACATCATCATTGGAACTATCAAAGGCTAAGAACATACGCCCTGCTGAGTTCATATCGATCTCAAGTGTAGCTTGTGGGTTAAATGCAGTACCATTCTTCTTTGCTGCAAGATAGTTGTTTACGTCCAGATATGCTTGAAGACGATAACCCCAGTCTTTCTTCTTAGAATTATTAATGAAGTCATTCAACACTTGCAGTTGTGTTGGGTCCAATTGTAGCTTAAGCTTGCGTAAGTCAAGATTAACTTCAGCAATACCACGAGTGGATTGAGGTACGATACTAGCAAGTACACTACCAATATATCCGGCTTTACGCAAGAACTCTGGTGTAACCAAACTTGCTTGTTCAGCAATAACTAGCTCGTCAGTACGTTTACCTACTGTCTTACCTACATCAAGAACCTTACCAATAGTAGCTAGCCATGCAAACTCACGTTGAGTCTCTGATAGCTTCATATCACCCTTACTTACCTGCTCTTGAATAGCTCCAAAGTGTTTACCTGCTGTAATCCTATCAAGAGCTACGTTATGCCAGTTAGTTGTAGATACATTCAGGGGTAAACGTACACCACCCACCACCGCCCTGGTTTGCTTATCCCGCTGAACGTTAGCATCCTCAGTATCATTGTACATACGATGCACACTATAGTCCTCAAAGAACTGTGCGAATCGAGGT